ACGGTCACTTCCATGTCAAGGTATGCAACCCCATCATCTTCAGTGAGTGCACACTTTGAGATCTGCCCGCTCCAGGTGAATGAGTGCCCACCACCATGGAAATCAGGGGGCATGACGACAGACCATGAATCCATATCTCTGTCATAGATGTCGCTGCGCAGGGTTTCCTGTGCTGCGCTGCCGGTATACTTGACCTTGAACCCGAGAACGTCGTGATCAATCCATGTCACCAGCTTCGTCATTACCCCGCCTATGTTGTTCTGGGCACGGGTTTCCTTGATCGTGGCTGTCGCTGCCGGGTATTTCGGTTCGTCCATTTCCCCGATTGGCAGACCGTTCTTAAGCACCTGCACGCCTAACGTGCTCTGTACTTCTTCAGTCATTTGTCTTAAACCTCCTTGTAATCATACATTACCGTGAAATCCCGGTGCTCCATGTAGAGCGGAATTTCGGTGTTTTCGTCAGGCAATGAACCGGCATCCAGCATCTTAACGATGTGGACTTTACCAGTTCCTGCCGTCATCAATGTGTTCTTTTTGCGGTGCAATGCTTTCCGTATGAGTTTTGATAGTGCCTCTTCTGGTCCGGATGTGGTTGTCCATGCCGTGCACTGGATACGCATATCGACAGTTCCGACAGTGTTGGTATCGGAGGGTGTTGCCTCGTCAACCATAGTCACAGTGATCGCCGGGAATGTCGGATTTGCCGGCAGTTTCTTGCGGTATACCCGCGTGCTGACAATCGCTGCCACTCCGGTATCGGCTTTCAGTGCCGTGATTGCTGCAAGGATCATATCGTTGCTCATCGTGTCATCTGCTCCGTAATGATTTTCAGATACTTATCGCGGTTCTGATCAAGCGGTGGGCGGAAATATGGGCGGGCTGGTTGGTTGTAAGTCCTGCCTTTTTTATCTTTATCGGCAAACCCGAATTCCAGCCTTCGGGCATACGGGAGATCCGTTCCGACATAGCACACAACCGCGCCTTTGACTTCTTCCGGGGGTTCTGCATGGATTGACCTGCGGAGCGTGCCCGTCTTGTAGGGAGATAAGACTTTCACGTCGTTGGCATACGATTGTGCAGCAAGAGCAACACCCACAACGGTATTCTTCCCGAACTTCTGCCCGAGCTCCTTGAACGCCGCCTTAAGTTCGCTCATGCCTTTGATCGCGGTCATTACCTACCCCAAGGGATAAACCGGATTGCTGCATCAATACAAGCGATAATAAACACAATGAACGCCGTTGTTTTGTTGAATATCGCTTCTTTCCACGTCTGGATCGCGGTGGTTGCGGTTTTCTCTGCACATGCGCAATCCCGTATTTTTTCAATCTCTTCGTCCTGTTCGGAAAAGTGCGTCATACATTTTGAATACTGGTTTTTCAGCATTGCTTTGATCTCTTTCACTTCTTCCGTCAGGTCCTCAACTCCCTTTTTAGTAAGGGCGATATTCTCAACATCTTCGCGTGTCATTTCAAACCCGGGCATTACGCACCCCCAGTGGCACCGGCGGTTGCCAGTTCGCATGAGATATGAGACACAAGGGTTTGCGCAGCCTCATAGATCTTTTTCACGCTGCTGACGTTGTAAGTGCCCGTGAATCCATCAACTGTGCTTGTGATCGTGTCCTGTTCGGATACCACCGTTGTTGGCGGGAGCAGTACGCGGGTCGTGCTGACAATGTAAGGGAGACCCCGCCCGGCGCTCCGCATAGATTCCTGCGGACCAACAAAACGGCATGATACCGTGCTGGTGGTGGGGGTTGCCGGTACGGGTGTCCCGTATGCATCAATCGTATCTCCGGAGTAATGCACCAGCGTTGCTGAATGAACCAGGAGAGCAGTAGGTAATACCATTACCTCAACTCCAGATAGGGGTCATCTGCGTTTGGCACTATGATAATGCCGGAATCTCCGGTATAGTTCGCGTACTGTTCGATCATCTGAATTCCGCGTTTCTCATACGCATTCGCTTCCGCTTCCGGTGATGTGCTGAATGAGATATCGCCACCGAGCGAGAGGGAGTTTGGCCTGCTTAACTCGTGTGACTGCCGGCGTTTGAGCCATGCACAGGTGAGATAGATTGATGCATCACGTAAGCGGCTATCGCTTGCCGGTGCGGTGTCAATCCCCATTTCAAGCAGGGTTGAAACGATCTGTTCATCGCTTTTGAGTATACGGCGCTCGATGATTGTCTGCGTTACAGTGCCAAGACCGGTTCCGATCTCGTCAGTAATGTCTGTGTAAGTGCAGTACGCCACGATCTCTCCTCACGAACCGCCCACAGCGTGGACGACCATTATCATTGTGTTTTCCGCTTCAGACCAGCATTCAAGCTCTATGAGCTCGCTCGCTCCCAACGTTTCGATGAACGCCGCCGCATCTGTTATGGCAGTACGGCCAGCATAGGTTTTAACACCATAAGTAGTTCCTACCATATCTCAATCCCTCCCGAAAAAGGGATTGATTAGGCTCCGCTCTGTAGATATGTGAAGCGCGGGTCCATTGCGGTACCGCCGATCACATCACGCACACGGTACATGATGTTATCAGTCTCAAAATCACCGCTGAACGGGCTGGAGAGACCTCCACCACCAACTGCAACTTTGTTGCTGGCCTTCATCACAACCTCGGGGGTCTCGTGACCGCGAAGGTATCCAACTTCTACGGCTGCGCCACGGGTGGGATCTGCGAATAGGTACCACGCGGTATTCCCGTGGGTGGTGTCAATGATGGGGAACCATTCATTGATCTTGAGCTGAAGACCTGCCTGTGGGATTACATTGGCAGTTGGTACTGGGATGCCCCCGCCGGCCCCGACTTCTGTCCATTGCTTGAACGCAGAAGTGAGGATAGCCCGGGCGGTCATTTCGAGCGCCGGTGGAACGACAAGATATTTGGGTCGAACCTTCAGAGCTTTGCCGGTCGGTGAGGTCTGTGCCTTCATGAGCGCAATTGTAGTCTCAAGGTTGGCAATTGTAAGCGGGAGCACACCAAGATTAGTGATCGCCTGCCCGCAATCGGTGATCGTTGCACCATACAATGCCGGGTTTCCATCTCCTGTAGAGGCTGCAATAAGGCTTGCCGCCCGATATGACTCAGTGTCCTTTGCGGCATTTGCCATCTCCTGGGGAATGTCGTTGAATGCCCCGAGGGAGTCATTGATGATGGCCTCCCAACTGATGTCAAACTGTGCACCGTATTTCTTTACGGCGTAGGTATACCGGCAATTCGTCGGTTTGTACGGGAGATACTCGCCTTTCTCTGGAACTTCCGGAAGTAGCGGATCTTTTCCGCTCAATTTCTCGCGCCTGACGGCGTTGAAATCCGGCACGCTGCCGATCTTCACGTAGTCTTTCCAGTTGTAGAGCGGATCTTCGGGTTCGCGATAGTTTGTAAGGAGCTGTCGGTCGATGACCTGACCAAACAGGTAGGGGAAATCACTGGTTGTGATTGCCTCTTCAAGCCGGGCTTCGTGTTGTCGCTTCGAGAGCCGATCCTTATTTACGATGAGATTAACTGTACGTGCAAGAGCCGCCTCGTCAATCCTCTGTCTTCGTGCACTGACGAGTCCATTCCAGTACCCGTCATCTACTTCCATGAATTTTGATTCAGCCATTTTTTACGTCCTCCTTAGGTGCTATAGAGCTGGATGTAGTGAATAACACCCGCAACATTTACCGCGATGGTTCCGCTTGGCGTTGCAAGGGTATCTGATGCCACTCCGCCGCATACGGTGAATGCGTCAAGTTCGAGAAGCGCTTCAAGAGTTCCTGCGGTTCCGCCGCTGTTGACGTGGATTGCGCTGCGAACTGCCGGGGTTGTGCCGGGTGCGCCTTCCATCATGATATCGAGACCACGAACGAACGGTGCAATTCCACCATTCTTATTATCGGTGTCGAGTTTCAACGCTGTCATACTTGTAACAGTCGCATCGGTCGCTTCATCGCGGACAACCTTTAATTCCCCGCCGGTGATTTCCCCGCCGGTTCCAATCAGGTTATCAACTACACGGATATTGAACCCGTGAATCTGTTCCCCTGCGAGCATGATTGTCGCAGGTGCAACACAGGCTTCGATAAGTTTTGCCTGTCGGATCGCAACATCGCCTTCAAGCAGGAAATTACCCGCTGCTGTTGAACCGCTACCGAAATGGAGGATTCCACCGAGTGAATTAAAGTCGTTGTGGACTTTTACCGCTACGAGCGTTGGACTGGTAGTAGATGCGGATACCGCTCCGAGCACAAAGCCGAATGCCTGGAAATGCTGCGGGTCGGACTGACCTGACAGGAGATATGTGCTGGTTCCGGGCGTGCGCTGGATGTATACGGGGTCGCCGTAAGTCATTGCGCGGGCAACGCCGTCGCTGGTCCCATCAGATACGCACCCGAGCACGTAGAGATACCAGATTCCCTCAGTGTCGATTGCGATCTTATCGGTCGCTGCTTCTGCGGTGTCAAATGCAACACCAACAATATTAGCGCCGTGTATTACCGGATCACCTTTGTTCACAAACCCGCTTGACCTGTATGGGTGAGCAAGTTCTGACTCAACGATAGTAAGGTGCCGCCCCTCATAGGTGCTGGAACCTTCCTGCCCGGCCGATTTGCCGGTGATTGGATAGTCACACATGTTTATCTGCCTCCGGCTGCTACTTCAGCCATCTGTTTTGCCACTTCTGCGGTCTTTCCCTGCGAGCGGTATACTGACTCGAAGGATTCAACGAGCGCCTTGTGAGCGTCGCCATCGTTCCCGCCAGCCGGTGCACCGTTGCCCTTGATGCCGTCGCCGCCCGATTCCTTCCGGATGGCTGCGATCTCTTCTGCCTTGACCTTGATCGCTTCCTTAACGGCTTCGGCCAGTTTCGGAGCGTCAACTTCGCCGGATTCAGTGAGCGGGATTGACTTCATCAGGGTTTCAGTAACCAGTTTCCCGGACGCTTCCGGTAACTTAGCTTTCCCGATCTCTGCCTTGACGTATTCGGCGGCTTTGCTCTCAGCGATCTTTGCTTTGAGTTCCGCAAGCTCTTCCTTGAGCGTCTTGATCGTGTTGGCTGCTTCGGTGAGTTTTGCACTCTGATCCTTGGCGGCCTCTTCGGTCTTAAGCTCGGTTTTGAGTTGTTCTTTCAACTCAACAACGATCTCCGGGAACTTGGTGCGTACCTCGGAAAGCGTTAATGATTCCTGCTTTGTGGTGTCTGCCATTGTTTCATCCTTCGTGCTGTCCATGTTCGGGTTCGGATCGTGCCGGACCTTCATTTCCCCAAACAGTGTTCTATAATGCCCGCCTGCTCCTGGAACCGTGACGAAATCAACTGTGTTGAGGTCGTCAGCAAGTAACTCAACGATGATCGGGCCTTTCTTTCCTGCGACCTCTCCCATTTCAGAGTTACCGGATACGTAATGAGAGATCCCGATATGGCCATCCATCGCTTTGATATCCTCAACGAACTGCGGGAGGACACGGGCCTGTGCGTATACCCCCGGGCCGTCCCATCCTTCGGATAGATACTGGCCGGGTTTTGTCAGGATTGCCGCTAATGGTGATTCGCCCTTAATCGTCCGGGCGGGCTGCTCCTTTGCGGCGGTGCGGGTTGGGTGGTCGATGTGCATGTGCATCCCAACAGGATACACCCCAGATTCACAAGCCTTTTTCAAGACTTTTTCAGAGTAGTAACCGGATGAACCCCACCCGGGTGATATAATATGCACATCGATTAACAAGCCGGGTTTATCCTGCTTGCCGTTCTCGATCAGCCGAAAATGAGCGATAGAGCTGTCAAAAATGGCGGTTTCGTCTGCCATTGAATTATTCTTTTATGTAAAAAGAGATATAAAGGGAATTGAACGGTATACCAACAGGCGGTTTATACCGTCATAAAAGAGAGGGATGGCGGTATACTTAAAAAA